GAAGTTTTATCCATTCAGCTATCTTAACAAATAAACAACAAATTTACAAATAAAGTGTTGCAATCTTATTTAAGTTGGCTTAATATCTAAGTACGGTATATGCCGTGTTAATTAGGAGAACTCGTATGAGTGAGCAAGATCAAGACTTTCACAGCTTCCAACAACATTTGGAACGCATCTTTAAAGACCTCGATGATGGGGTTTTCTTAACCGCAGACGAAATTGGTGACTTACGCTATGCGTGTGGACTACCCTCGCCTATCCGCAACAATCAAGTTAACCCTGTTTTGCGTGATGTTATTAACGACTTTTCAAATATTTTTAGGAACGGAAAATGATTATTTCAGACAACAGTAAAGAATTTAAAATTGCCCCAGCTGGCAATCACATGGCTCGTTTGTATAGCGTTATTGATTTAGGTCATCAGGCTACCGAATGGGCTGGCGAAACCAAAATTATGCACAAGGTCGTATTGACTTGGGAATTGCATGGTGATGACGATAGCGGTGCTCCATTAAAGACAGACGATGGCAAGCCGTTAATTGTGTCTAAGCGTTATACCGTCAGTCTTGGAGATCAGGCACGGTTGCGTCAAGACTTAGAAGCGTGGTCTAACAAAAAGATGACCGCAGAAGATAGAAAGAACTTTGACTTAAAAAATCTATTAGGGAAATTCTGTATGGTCAATATTACCCATTCAGAGGATGGTCGCTATGCCAATATTTCAGGTATTAGTCCTGTGCCGACAGCGTTGCGTAATGCCCAGCCTGACGGTATTAACGCACCAGTTCATTTTTGGTTAGCAGAATTTGACCAAGCTAAGTATGATGCGTTGCCAAAATATTACAAAGAAAAGATTGCAGAATCATCTGAGTGGCGTGGTCAGCAAGAGCGTGAAAAGAACGCACCAAAGATTGAAGATGACAACATTGGGGATATTCCTTTTTAATTTAGAATGGGTATAATGGCGTAAAGGAGTAAGCCATGAAAACTTGTTTTAAATGTAATACCGTCAGACCATTAATTGATTTTTATGCACATTCAAAAATGTCTGACGGCCATCTTAATAAATGCAAACAATGCACAAAAAATGATGTATCAAAACATAGAACAAATAACATTGAAAAGGTGCGTCAATATGACAGAGATCGTGCAAAAAACCCTGAAAGAAGAAAGGCCGCAACTGCAATTAGTAAGGCTTGGCGGCAAGAAGATAAAAGGCGAAACCAATGTCATAGTGCCGTTTCTTACGCCATTAAAACAGGCGAACTTGTCCGTCAAAATTGTGAAAGATGCGGAAACAAAAACAGTCTTGCACACCATGAAGATTACGACAAACCCCTTATGGTCAATTGGCTGTGTCAGCCTTGCCATAAACAACGGCACAAGGAAATAAATTCAAAATGATAGTTAAAGAAAAGGTAGAGCAAAATGGTCATTGGTACACTACCCAAGGCACTCCAGCCTATACAACCATCGGCAAAACTGGCGAAAGACCGACAACACTTAGGGATGCCAAAAAACTTGGTTTATTGCCCTCAGTTACCACCATTATCAATGTCGCAAACAAAGGTGAAGGGTTACAGCGATGGCTTGCAGAACAAGCTATCTTGGCCGCACTTACACTACCTCGCTTAGAAGGGGAAGAAGAAGGGGTTTGGCTATCTAGGGTAATGAAAGATAGCAAGGCTACTGGCAGGGAAGCGGCAGAGCGTGGTACGGCTATTCATAACATCATTGAAAGCTACTTTGAGCAGGTGTATATGCCTGAAAAGCCAGCTTATCTTGATGCTATTGATAGTGCTCTTAAAAGTGCTTTTGGAGAGCAACCGTGGCTTTCTGAGCGTTCTTTTGGGCATCCGCTAGGGTTTGGTGGCAAATGCGATTTAATGGCTAAACAGGTCAATGGTAAGGGTGGTTTTATTGTAGATTTTAAGACTAAGACTACCGACCTTGATAAAATTGATGTATGGTTCGAACATGAACTACAGTTAGCGGCATATCGTGAAGGACTAAACTTGCCTACTGCTCGCTGTGCCATCGTATTTGTCAATGGCATGACTAACCAAGTAAAATTAATAGAAGTGGAAGAACCCCAGCTTCAAAAGGGCTGGGAGTGTTTTCAGCATTTATTAAGGTTTTACCAAGTAAAAAACAACTTGTAATCATGGGGGAAAGCATCACGGAGCGAGTACCCCACCTTATTAGGGCGTTAAGCCGCCAAAGTAGGATGCAGTAATTGGGTTATTTTGCGGCTTTCTCACCCATTGTTAGCAACTGCCAAATACTGCCCTGTCGCTTTTTTGCACATTTTTATAGGGATATTCCCTAATATGTGTTGACAATGTTAAGTTAGCTTAATAAACTAGCATTACTTCATTAGGAAGTGAAAAAGGAGAAATAAATGAAAGACGGTCATTACATAGATTCAGTAACTTACGGCAATACTCAAATTGAATTGCGTGGTTACAACAACGAAATCTCTTACGCCTACATTGGTGACAACGACATTACCGAAATGGTTTATGAATTAGACCTTTGGGAAAAAATTGATAACAAAACAAAGGAATCAGCATGAAATATTTATACCTATTAGCACCATTAGCCCTAGTTGGTTGCAGTTCTTTTGAACCACCCAATGTCACGCTAGAAACCGATAAACAAGCGTTTCACATGACCCGTGCTCAAGTTATTCTTGGCATCAATGAGTGTGAAGATGCTGGTACACGCCCTATAGTAATTACCGCCAAGCGTAAGATTAACGGTGTTACCACAGATGTTCCAGTAGAAGTTACCTGCAACCCACGCTACAAGATTTTTCACTAGGAGATCAGCATGAAAGACCTTATTTTAGGTGCATTGATGGGATTGTTTATTGCAATTATTGTGTTTGGCACTAATTATTTAATGCACGGTAATGCAATATGAATGAACCAGTAGCGTATGTAGATAATGTTTGGATAAACAGACCTGATTTGGCTATGGATTTAGGAATTGGTCAAATGTTTTCAAGATGCCAATTATCAGACTATCAAATTCCACTCTATACCCATCCAGTAAAAGAATTAACAGATGAGGAAATAATTGAGTTATGGAAACAAGCAATACAGGATGGATATACAGAAATGATTATTCATGATTCTCAAACGCTTGATACTAAAAAAACAATGTTTGAATTTGCTAGAGCAATACTAAGAAAGGCAAGTGAGAAATGAAGATTGAACCAGTATTAATTGGGTGCATGATACTTATGTCAATGCTAGTTGTTCACAGTTTAATTACTGATTTTGGCAATATTTTGTATCAAGTTTGCCAATAAGAAAGGCACAAGAGAAATGACTGAACTACAGGGGTGGATAATTATTATGTGGTTAGCAATTATTGCTTTTTATCTTAAATAAGAAAGGCACAAGAGTGAGGGTTGACCTTTCCAAGCACGAACTTTTCCTATGCGAGTATTTCGGTACTATGCGTAGAAAAAACGCTATGCAATTTAACTTTGACCGTCAGGTTAGCAAGCAAGACCCTTACGAAATGGATATAGACGGGTTTAAAGGTGAATACATTGTGGCCAAGTATTTAAACCTGATGCCTGACTTTTCTATTAACCAAAAGAAAAACCCTGCCGATTTAAAGAGTGCTGGCGGCAAAACTATTGATGTCAAATCTACCCGTAATAATCAGGGTGATGTTTTTGTTACCGAATACCACCGCAAAAGTCCTTGTGATTTCTACATCCTAGTCGTTTTAGACGATGCTGGTGGCGATATTGTTGGCTGGGTGGATAAGGATGAGTTATTTCAGTTTGCAACGCTACAGGGCGGTTCTCATCCATCCTACAGGTATGACCGCAAAAGGCTTAACCCTATAAGCCAGTTTTAAGCGATTTGACGCCCGTTTTTAAGGTCGGTAAGGGTAAGACCACCCGTGTATTGAAAATGGGCTAATTCTTTGAATGTACGCCATTCTCCAGCCCACTCCAAACCAGCTTCTTTTCCTAATTCGCCTACTTTAGCCCATACAGGGTGAGAACCATCCCAATCAGGTTTTCCATTGACCATAGGTACGACATCAACAGCACAACGCCAGTTATGCCAAGAATCACCTGCTTTAGCATTAGTAACCACCTTTCCAGCTGTAGTCCTACCTTGTTCATATAAAGCCTGTTGTGATTCATTATCACGGTATGTAGATGTTACCAACAGGTCTATGCCGTTATCCTTGCACAAAGCAATAAAGCGTTCTACACGCTCTTTTGCAGGGGCTATCAGGTCATCAAGGCTTCGGCTGTTTATCATTTTTCATTCCTATGATTTTTTCAAGGGTGCGACCACCAAAGTAAAACGACATAATAAGCATACCCCATTGGCCTAGCAATTGGACATACTCAGAGTTCACATCAATTTTAGCGGCAGATAATCCTGCAAATATGAAGTAACCAGCTAAAATAGCAATTAAGGTCATTGGTCTAATATTTTTGGAGAGCCATGAATCAGATGCCATATCCGCTTCTTGACGTTTGGTCAATTCTTGGGCTTCTGCCGTATCCGCTTGTAGTTCTGCTAGTCTGCCTTGTTGTTGGAGTTCTAACAATTTTTCTTGGGCTTGTGCTTTTTGTGCTGGGTCGGGAATGACTTTATCAAGAATCTTCATTCCTACGCTAATAATATCGTCTACGCCAAACATATTAAACTCCCCCCATAAACATAACAAAACGCTAAATAAGCAATCATTTAATGCCCCAAGTTAAATACCACGCTATTAAAGCAGCTAGAGCAAAACAATAAAACTGCACCCTACGCACTTCTTTTAAATCGTGCTGAAATTCCTCGTTTGCCTTGCGTTCCATATTTTCAATATCTAGCTTAATTCTTAATACTGCATCCCATTCTTTAGCACCGTAACGCTTAACAAAATCAATCTTTAGCTTGGCTTCTTCATCGCTAATTTGTTTCTTTTTTTGCCAATCTTCTAATGCTTTAATTAATGCTGTTTGCTTTTTAAACTCTGCTTCTCGTATTGCTCTGCGTCTTTCTTGGGCTTTTTGCTGGGCTACATCAGTAGCGTCTTGCTGAACGCCCTCGATGCTTTTAGACAAACCCTTAGCGGCTTCTCTGCTCGAATCTAAACTGTTAGAAAGACCTTTAACGCCTTCTGATATTCCAAATGGATCAGGCACATCATTAATTTAATTTAAAGGCTATAGAAACAAGTGCGGCAATAATAAAGCCAGCAGACCCAATTAATATTTGCTCAAGTCTTTTTAAGCGAGCATTAATTGATTCATAACGGAAAGCACAAACTTGTTCGTGTGCAGACAAAGCCGCTTCGTTTTTATCAATAGTAGACATAATTAAGTTTTAATAATAAAGTTAATTGCAAGGTATGGCATTAAATTAGCCCCTGTGCCACTTACACCAGCAGATGCGTTAGTTGTAGCTACTGTAATTCCTGTAGTTGCAGAGTTTGTGTTTAAAGCAGTATATCCACCATCACTATTGCCTGCCGCACCAGTTCCACCGCCTACTCTTGGGCCAAAAGGAACTCCATGAATATGACCTGAATCAGTAACAGTAGAAGTAGCCGTATGGGTATGACTTACAACAACAGCATCAGCACTACCGCCTGTGCTTGCCAAAGCATAAGAACCGCTTACACCAAATGGTGAACGACCACGCAAATCAGGCAGATTAAAGGTAGTAGTGCCATCGCCTACACCATAAGTTGTGCCAATTAGAGCATACAAATCAGCGTAAGTTACTCTTGAAACTGCTGCACCTGCACATAATAAATAACCTGTTGGGGCGGTAGCGGTAGGCCACATCTGCATAGAACCAGTAAGAACCTTAGAAATAGGTGCAGAAGTCCAAACAGTTCCATTAGAAGTTAAAACATTACCAGCGGTACTAGGTGCTACAGCAAAACCAACGGAATCTACATAGCCTTTAGTAGCGGCTTCTTGTGCAGAAGTAGGGTCGGTAAGGTTGATAATCTTGTTATTACCTAAATTCAGGTTGCCCGTCATAGGTGTTTGACCATCAGCCGCTACGCTACCTGTCATTGCGGTAGCAAGGTCAGTAAGGGTGCTATTAGCCCATGTTGAACTAATTACTGTGTTAGTTACTACTGGATTACCAGCAGGTAGGGAATAAGTACCCGATCCGTTTCTACTCATTTGATTGTCCTCTTATAGCGTTTACTGCATTAACACCACCCTGTGTAAATAATAATTTAGCTAGGTTTGATTGTTCAGTTGGTACTTGTGCTTCTAATGGGCGTTTGCCAGCCAATTTCATTAAAGCGGCCGCTTTTCTAGGATCAAGCATTGCTTCAGCCATTTCATTAGTTAAGCGTTTGTTCATGCTTCCATAAGCCACATCTTTAACCCTAGCCGCCATATTACCTGCGGTTTCAGCCATGCCACGCCTTCTAAGCAAATTAGGCAAATTAACTTCTTGCAACATATTGTTATAAGCAAGATTTTGCATGGTATTAGAACCTACGCCACGACCAGCTTCATTAGCAAAATCGGTACGCAACATATCAGATTTAATATTTTCTAATCTAGTCAATTGCTGTTTGGTCAATAAACCTTCTTTTTTAGCTTTTTCCAATTCGTTAGAAAAACGATTAAGCAAGATGGTTGAATCTTTATCTCTAGTGGCCTTATCAGCAATATTAGAAATAGTTTCAAGCTGTTCTACAGGCTTAGATAATCTAGCGTATGTTTCCCTAGCTTTTTTGTAATCAGGGCTAACAGTTTCAATAAAACCAAGCAATCTATCTTTTGCGGCTTTAAGACCATCTAATTCAGCACTTGTTGCACTAGCATTATCTCTAAGCAATTTAGCTTTTACAGCGTTAATTTCTTGATCTAACGCCATTTTGGTTTCATGCAAACCTTGCAATGAACCATTAGGATTGCCAAGATCATAGCCTTTGTTTAAAGCATTTTCTTGGGCTTGACCCATTGCCCGTTTAATAGCAGGAGTTTTAGCTAAAGAACCAACCTGTAATTGCATTTCAGGGGTCAAAGCAGAAAAGTCCATTGCTTTGTTTAAAGCAGGCCTATATAACTCATCGCCTAATTGTGATCTTAAATCTTGATATTTAGCCATTCTAGTAGGTGATGCAATGTTTTCTAAAGCAGTAGTACGGGCTACAGCATTTTGTGCTTGGCGTTGTGCTAAAGCGTTAGTAGCTTCAGGCGATGCGTTTAATGCGGCTCTTTGCATGGCGGCAAGACTAGGAATACCAGCGGCTTCAGCTACAGTAGGTTTAGAACCTTTTACAAATTCAGGTGCATTTCTCATGTTAGCAATAGCTTGCTCTGCATCATTGCCTGAAAACTGGCGTAAAGCACGGCCAAGAATAAGATTTCTTCCAGCTTGATTAAAAGGTTCTAAAGCGGCTTTACCAGCACCATAGGCGGTATTAATAACTTTTCCTAATAATGGCGTAGGAGCACCAATAGCCGCCCCTGTGCCAGCATTAAACATTTGCTGTCTAAATAAATCTAAATCTTTTTTGCCAGTTTCTTCAGGAGTTAATATACCTTGCACCGCACCAATTCCAGCTGCTTGTGCATACGGATTTAATTTGGTAAGACTAGGGATTACACCAATACCTTTAGACATAGCCATTGCAGGAGCAACAGCACCAGCTACACGACCTGTGCCATACCAAACAGGGTTTTCTTCAGAATAAACTTGTCCTTGTTCGCCTAATTTTTGAGCAAGTTCGCTAGTTCCTAAACGACCACCAGTAAGAACTTGAGCACCAGCAACGGCAGGATCAATAACAGATTTAGTAACACCAGCTAATAATGATTCAGTAGGGCGTGGTTGTTCTAATACATTTGTACGATTTATACCTTGTGGTCTACCAACAGCCGCACCACCACCAGTTTCACCAAATTGAGTATTTAAAGGTTGGCCATCAGGTGACATAACCTGAACAGACCCTTGTGGCTGCTTAGACAATTCATAAGCCTGCACTACCGTATTAAATTCGGGCGTACCTTTTTTGTCCGCATTTTGCACAATCCAAGCGGCATATTTTTCGGCAGGATTTGATTGAACTATTTCGTCAGCCATTATTTTTTACCTGAAATAATTGCATCTGCTTGGTTAATAATGTTTGATTGCGGAATACCTAATTGTTGACCAATATTAACGGGTTGTTTTGGTGCTTTTGGTGGCGTAGTTTGCAAATTCATACCCTCATAAGGGTTATAAATAATATTGGCAGGATCAATTTTGTAATTTTTAGAAATATTTTCATAAAATTTCTTTTGATCTTCAAACTGTGATTGTTGACTTTTAACCAAATCGCCAGCCGCTTGTGTAAATTGGGTTCTCTGTGCTGGGGTAAGTCTTTGACCACTCATAACTTTGTTGTATTGAGCCTTGACAGTATCAGGAACGCCCCTTGCATTTTCAGCAGAAGCATATTCGCCTTCACGAACTGTAGAGCTTGGGTCAAGAATCTTCATAAAACCAAATATTTTAGACATATCGCCAGCGGCAGTATCAGGAGCAGATTCAATCTTGCGATACGCTTGGCTAATTTGAATATGTGGCGTTGCTTGACCCAAAAATGATGTACGCAACGATGCTTCAGCAGGATTAACTTTTTCTTCACCAGTTAAAGGTGCAGAATAAATAGTTTTTCCACTAGAAGTAACTAAATTTCCTTTAACGGTATGTAATTTTTCACCACCTGCGGCAACTTCTTTAACAGTACCATCGGGCATTGTCATAAATCGTTTTCCGCCTTCAGGCAAATCAAATTCTTGTGGAATCATCTTTTTCATGCCTACTTCTTGCAATTTAGGATTGTAGGCTTGTGCCGCATAACTATATGCTTCCATAGGATTTTTAGACAATAACTGATTGAATTGATTAAGTTCGTCAGTATGCTGTGCTCGTATGGCTTTAGCTAAATCAATTTGTGCTTGATCGCCTTTTTCAATACCACGCTGACCAACATAAGTATTAGCTAAACCAGCTAGATTTTGAAATATGCTAGGGGCAACATAATGACCACTAATCATTTGACCTTGTGGCTGTTCCATGCCTTTTTGCATTAACATTTCAGCCATTTTTTGCTGGCGTAATATCTGTTGCTGTTGCAACATCTGTTCGGGCGTTAGTGTTCCAATATCAGCCATATTATTCTCCGTAATTTCCCCATCCATTAGTACCCATGTTGTAGTTGCTAAATGGATTTGAAGTGCTACTTCCTAGTTGGGAAACTTGGTCTTGTAAATAAGGTGATGCTTGTGAATTCATAGCCATGTCTGCTCTAGCACCCAAATTAGATGTGCCACCAGCATCTTTTTTACGCAATAATGCCGCCATAACAAAAGGATTCATGCCACTACCTTGAGATTGCCCAGCTTGCTGTGCTAATTGACCTTGCTGTGCAAGTGCCGCTTGTTGATTAGCTTGCTGTTGGCCAAAGTTTTGAAATACAGGCTGCAAACCGCTAACATCTTGCATTGGTTGTGGCTGTAGGATGTAAGGATTCATAGTAGTCCGTAATCTACGACTTTATAGCCGTCATCTAGGGTTTTAACTGCGTAAGGGTAGACTTGTTCTACTTCTTGAGCCATGTAGCCGTAATGAACGCCATGACCTGCTAATTCATGGTCTTTAAACTTAGGCTTGTATTCATATTTGTAGACAGTTAAACCGTTATTAGCTACGCCAATGATTTCAATGTTTTCTTTTGTGCGAATATCTGAAAATGCTGTAAGTCCAGCACCGCCAAGACTAAATAAACCTTGTGTCATTGCATTATTAGCCGCATTTTGAGCATTAGCCGCACCTAATTGGGCGTTGTAACTCATTTGTGTTGCACCCAATAAATCAGGGCCAGCCGTTGTAGCTTGCTGTGCAGAATTTACAAAGCTAGGGCCTTGCACCTGTGCACCAGTTCTTACAGCACTTAATGTATTGAGTGGTTCGTTACGCAAATAGGCTTGTTCTTGTAATCCTTGTTGACGAGCTTGTTGACCAACGCCAAAACCTTGAGTAGTTACAGCGGCTAAAAGATCGTTTTCTTTTTGACCTTGCGTCATCATTGCTCGTTTATAGGCTTCTGAACCTACGGGAATACCCGAATTAGCTAATTGAGTTGCTAATGCTTCACGCCCTTGTTGTATTTGGGGTTGAAGTCTTTGCATATAAGCATCTTGGTAACTTTGGCTAGGATTAAAACCAGTAGTCGGCAGTTTGCTTGTATCAAATGGGGTGTCAAGCATATTGCTGACATAACCTAAGCCTTTACCAGCTAGTTGTCCTAAACCTAAACTAGATTGGTTTTGATAATCTAAAAGTTGTTGCTGTGCAGGAGCAAGGGATTGAGTAGCTGACCAAGTGGCATTGCCATACGGGTCTTCACCTGAAACTTTATATTCAAGCGATCCATAAGGAGTGTATTGATTTACACGGTTTGCCGCAGTAGCGGCTCTTGCCGCATCAAGATTTCCTGCTGCTGTTTCCTTTGCCGCACTTGTATAGTCGGGTGCTGGGGGAGCACTAGCTGACTTTCCCATATCTTTCTCCTAAAAATCTACATTTGTCTTTTGACATTACAAAAAACAACAAATCTCCAGTAGGAAAAACATCAAGTAATCGTGCTTGTTCCTCAAACCCCAATTTCTTGACAAACTCTACCGACTTGTCGTTACTACTTACTACTGGGGCAACAATCTTATCTACCCCTAATTGTATAAAAGGATAGTCAAAAATGGTAGCTAAATATTGCTTATTTAATCCTTTTTCAAGGTAAATATGGCAAGTTACCGACTTTTTATTAAAATCCTCATACCAAACTACTGCTTCTATTTCATCCTTAACCCATCCAATTGTCGTAGAATTTTCGGGTGTCCATACCATGTTTAACTTTTGGGCAATAAATGGCCCTAATAAATCTTTGTCAAAACATAGCACTAAAGCACTCCACCCTTCTCCATTACATAATCGGTTGATGCCCAATGAAACTCAATACCCTGTGATGCCACATTCAAGTTAATAGAACCGCTAAATCCAAGTCCGTTGACCCCTTGCCACAATCTAGTAATTACAAGATTACCGCCCCAGTTAGCGTTATCCCATAATGCCGTGTCCCAAATACCTGCATCCAATGTAGATGGATTAAAGGCTATCTGATTGGTAAGCGGTATTGTGTCAAAATCCGTGCTAATACCGCATAAAACAGTTGGTAAGCCATAATTTGTCTGTAGTATAGGGCGAACTAGGGTAAAGCGTTTAAGTTGTCCACGGCTGTCAAAATAGCTGTAGGCTTGCTGTGCATTTGCAACAATATTTGACCCAGCATCAGAATTTTCTGAATAAAATTGGGCAACAAATCCGTTACCACCAAAGTAAATCTTATTGTCTGCCGCTACTTCCCAGCAGATAGCGTTTATCCCAGTAAATCTAGCCCAAGATTTTGTAATGGTGTGCATTACATATTGCTCATATCCTGTGCCTACAGGAATGTTCAAAATAAGCATATTTTCACTAGCAAAATAGTTAATTTGCCAACCAAATTCGGCATAAAAATTGGTAGCCGCTTGGCTTACAGCATAAAAAATCTTATCTGTCAGGTTAATTCGTGGGTCTAAACGGGATGACTGCAAGGCGGCAGACATTGGCACTAAACCGTCTTGGGTTAGCAATAAAAGGTCACCACCCCATTTAAAGAAGCACCTACGGCTAAATGTTTGACCCATCTGCCATACACCGACTTCAGACCAAGCATTAGGATCACTAGGGTTTGTACCCTTGTAAACAATGACCTCGCCCATGCTAGTAACAAAAGCGGATAAATCATCTACGCCATAACCAGCATCCAAAGTCCAAGTTCCCATTGCTTGCAAGAAGCCGCCTGAACGGGCTACTGATCCCAATGGAAAGTCTAATGCAGCACCACCAATAGATTCAACGGGTAAATACCAAAAGGTCATAGTGTTCTTTTGCACAAAAAACAACCTGTTTTGGCACATATTAATGTTAATAAAGGTGTTGCTGTTTACCCCTGTAATGCCTAAAACTGTATAAGTTCCTACTACAGTAGCGTCTGCCGCAGGTGCGGTAGCCATTGTGTAGGTAAAAGTAGTTGTTCCAGTAACGGTAATGTAATAAGTGCCGTTGTAATTTGATGCTGTTGCACCACTAATGGTTACCCGATTCCCTGTTGCTAAACCGTGTGCAGTTGCGGTAGTTAAAGTAGCGGTTAGGTTACCTGTGCCACCCCTTGTAATGGTGCTAATAGTAGCGGCTGTAGTGGTGGTAGCCATTTTATACCAGCGTGTGCCGTCATAAACAATGGCTGGGTCTGTGCCGTTTACAGCTATTAAAAAGTTGCCACCATCGGTAGAAATCATGCAATGCTGGAATTTGCTGTTAGTTAAACCAGTTAATACAGAAGTTGCAGGGTTAGTAGATGCGTTGTAGATAACCCCACCAGCAATAGCAAACAGCGTGTTTGTGCCGTTGTAGTTTGCGTAATTCATCAGGGTTTGAACTTCCCCTGTGATTCCAGTAGAAGTCTTTGTGTAACCTTTTCTGAGGGTTACATCGGTAGGCGTAGGGAAAAAATTAACTAACTGAACCGCATCTAAAGGGTTCATTTCAGCTAATGAATCCCTAGCGTTCCAGCCCCCAATTGGGGAAGCTAGAGAAGTAGTTGTGGCTGTAAACTTCTTAGAAACAGCCATTATTAAGACCCGTAGCCAGTATCAGGAATGTTAGCCCAACCAATAAGCACGGCACTTGGAGCAGGTGCAAAGGACAATGTAGCAGAACCCTTGTCATTAGCTTTGGCAATGCTCAAGTAACGCTGGTAATCTTGTTGCAACGCAGTAGTATCAAACGACTTAATTTGGAAGTATTTGAGTTTAGTCAGCAATACGATAATTGCGTCATCCAAGACGGATGTATCTGTATCAACAGTAAAGCTATTCTTTACAGCATCAGCGGCACTTCTTACCCAGCCTTTAGAACGATACTCAAATCCTAAATATTCTTGGGTGTTGTATGGTGGCCATATTTCAAACTTGTTACCCAAGATTCTCCAACGAACCCGTGGGCCTGTTGAGATATAGCCTGATTTAAGCCATTGCCATTGCTGTGCATCCACAGGGCCAAGCATTTGCCAATGCTTTGTCTTGTCCCAATGGGTGTTATCTGTAATGGTTTCGTAATCAGGTGGCAACGGGTAGATGGTTTTACTGAAAGTGACAGAACCAGCTATGGATGTTGCTGACGCTAATTGCGTAGTTGTTAAACTAGCTGAAGAAAGAACTTCATCAACATAGGTGTCTTGCGGAATTGATGTTCCAACAATGGAATAAGTGTTATCAAGACCTGCGGTACTAGGAATGTTGTTAAGTAAATAAGTCCCATTCGTAGTGTTGCAGGTCGTGGTTATTGCGTTTGTGTAAAACCGATATTCCAACTCCAATGCTTGCCAATCGTGCTCCTTAATCAAGTCATACCCTGCACGATTCATTAACGCAAGAATTTGTTGCACATCTTGGCTAGTGTTTCCTGCTACATAAGTAGGTACGGCTAAGTTAAGTTCAGCGGTGACTTGCTGGACTAATGTAAGCATTGTTGATGACATATTAGGCTTCCTCTGTGGCTACCGCTTTCTTACGGGGTTTCTTTTCACCAACAGCGGCAAGTATAGCGGCCATTTGATCTTGCATTTTAGCCAGCTTTGCATCTGTTTCTGCCTTTATTTTAGCAGTTTCTTGGTCTTTTTTGGCAAGTTCTTCTTTCAAGGCGTTAATTTCACTTTCACGCTTGTCTGTTTCTGCCGAATTTGTGGCTAGATTTAAAAATGCCTTTGCCTTGTCACGGAACGCATAGGGTGACATTCCTGCCGCCATTCCCATACGCTGTAACTGTAAATCTGAAGCACTTGCAATGGATTCTACGGTGTAAAATTTCATAGCCCGTAATTCTTCAGCTTGGCTTTTTGATACTAAAGGCCATTCTGATACAGGTGTTCCAACCACTTCCTCATCATTTGCACCTAAACGATTCATATAGTTTGCCCATTGGATAGGGAAACGGGTTTTATGTTGTTGAAGTGCAAAAGTATCAATTTCGGTGAGGGTATCGCCAGCCACGCAAATATGCACAAAATCATATTCTTTGTATATTGGTCTGCCAGCATCCATTGATTCTTGCTCTTGGTGTACGGGTTTTTTGTAAAAGCGTACTTGTAAGCGTGAATCTGCATTGCTTTCATCTGAAGGTAAAGCCATTTTTAAATCTCCTCAAGGTATTAAGGTAAAAGGTTAAAGAAAAAAGGGGTCAGCCTTGTGAGCTAACCCCTCGTTTTTACTACATTTTAGCGTTTTAAGCTAATCAAACAGAAGCCTTGCTAAACCAGCCATAATCGCCTGATGCCATAGAAGCACCTGACAAGTATGTGCCTGTTGCACCCAAAGTTACTTGGAATGTTGAGGCGTTGATGATGCAAGTTGCAGAAGAAGTTGCAATTGCTACACCAGCTTGTGCAAAAACATAACGAAAGCCGTCAGAACCAAACACTTCAGCACCAGTAGGGCCAAATGTAGGGATTGCTGTACCAGCAGAGTTAGGGTTTGTATTAGCTGTGTTGTAAAGATCAACACCAGCTAACGGGGTAATGGTATATGCCATGATAATTTCCTTTTCTATAAGTTAAGTTATGTTAATAGATTCGATTAAGAACCTGTCAACACGCCTTGTAATTGAGCGTTAGAAGTAGTTAAATTTCCAGCCCAACCATAGAGCTTAACGATAGCATCTTGGTTAATTGACTGACGCTCGCCACCGATAGGAACGAAATTACGCTCTTTGTGTGGGCGGAAGAAGATGTAATTAGTATTCAAAAGATACATATACAATGCGTTCTCTTGTGCACCAATACCACCACCCAATACCACATCAGCAGACATACCGCCACCGTAGAACTTCAATGATGCAAAGCCAGCAGCACCTTCTTCTACACCAGCGATACGCTGAATAGCTTGTAAGGATGCAACATAGCGTTGATACAAAGTGTTACCAGCAATAATCAGGTCAGTCTTATCAGTTCCACGAACGGACTTGATAGCGGCTGTTGTCATTGCGGCTTGGATCAAAGCGGAAGTATCAGCACCAGTTGTTGCTTGGTTACGCCAAAAATCCCAGTTTGCACGGTTAATACCACCGTATGTACCGCTTGATGGTGAAGTGCTGATAGCAGCAGCCAAACCAGTAATGTTTTTACCGCCATTACCTGTACCGTCACCATAAAGGTCGGTAGAGATACGGTTTAACAAACGGGCTTCAGAAACTTGCATACGACCGTCTAACAGGTCAATGATTGCTTCTTTAGAACTGTTTTGCAACATTTCTAGACCACTCATTGTCACAGAATCAGCATACTGAGTAATGCTGAACTGAGCCGCAGAGATAGGGCTATCAGGGGTGATGTTCAATACTTCATAACCGCTATATGAATTAGCGTTATTAGTATTTGGATCGTTATACATGATTTCTTCCAAGATAACATTACCGCCTGAAAACGGGCGTACATTACCTTTAGAGTTCAATCGCTGTAGGATTGCGTTGTTTTGTGTTAAGTTGTCTGCCAATACACCGCTACGGCTTTGAATGGTAGTAGCGATAATATCGGTGATTGCTGAGTTAGCAAATGCCATGATATTTCCTTTATTAGATTAAGTTAAACCCGACCACCCTCAACATCGGCTAAAGAAGCCAATAATAAGGATCGTCTATCCTTTGCATCTGTGCCTTTCACTTGACCGCTAGGAGTAACGGATCGTGGACTAACAGCAGTTGCTTTAGCTTTTGCTACTTGCTGTGCCTTAGACGCTTGGGTATTAGTTGATTTCAGGAGTTTATCCTGCTCTAACTTAAACGCTTCGTCATTCATACGCACCGCTTTGGCATAAGCCGATTCTAGGTCTTGGGCTAAACCTCGCTCAAGTAATTGAGCCATATCTTCCCTTACCATATCAAAGTGCGGAAACCGCTCCTTGTTACTACTTACCCGACTGATTTCTTGGGTCAGCCGTGCATTTTCCTCTTGCTCCCGAATCTGTGACAGTTGAGCAACTTGTTGCTGGGTAGCTTGAAGTTGCTGCATTAACTGTTGCTGATACGGGTCAACATACGCCTGTTCAGGCATCTGAAGTGCATCTTGGTTTAATTGTATTCCATAATCTTGTGCAAGTCTATTAAACGCATTTAACTTTTGCTCTTGAGTTCCGTTGGCTAAAGTGTAGTGTGCTCTGCCCAAGTTATTAATCCATGCGGCAGGGTGAATACCATGCTTTTGCAATTCAGGGATAAATGGGCCAATAGCATCAGTCAATTGCCTAGCGTTGTCAGCTTCGTTCTTGTAGGCAGAAACTCCACGCTTGTATTCAGCTTCACGCTGGTTGGCATATTCAGCAAACTTAGCAAATTCCTCTTTATCTAGCGGTTTGCCCTCTTGCATCTTGTCCCAAACATCCCTGTATTCCTTTTTCCAAGTAGTAGGGCGTTTTATTTCGGTTTCTTCATTAGCATCACTAGCTTCTGCAACCAATTCAGGTTCTTCAGGGGTATCGGTGCTGGGTTCTTCGGCATTGCTTTTGAAACGACCTTTTTCGTCACGGGCGTTGCCTTCTTGACTACTATCGTTGCTTTCTTCGGCTTGGATTGAATCTTCATTTACTTCTATCTCCTTTTCGATTGGTGCTTCTAAAGTGCCTTCTTCGGCTTGGTCTAATGCGGCTTCTAGCAATTCTCTACGGTCATCTGACATGGTGTTCCTTATCTGTAATTAAGTTTTGAGTAGGTAATTTCCGCAATTTGACGCTTACGGGCTTCTTGTTCTTTGCGGCTAAATTCATGCGTTTTTTGGGATACTGGTACATCATTACCCAATTCAATGCAGTTATTACGCTTAAGGTTCTCACGGTGTTTAGAGCGGCTAGATACCCATGTGCCGTCTGCCATGCTAATGTGACCCTCAATGTCAGGCATTACCATCGGGGCTATTCTAGACTTCATAGCAACCTTATCTTGCCAAGATGCTTTGGCGGCTTCCTCACCAATAGTCGGTGTCCACCATTCTAGGAAAAATTCCTCGTCAGTTTTCTTGGTTTCAATATGGTTTCCTTCGGAATATCCGCATTTTGGGCACAGCATTACATTCTCCTTATAATGTCAGGCAATTGGTCATATTCATTTGGTCTAAGCAAGCAAATGCTGTCATACCAACGGGCATTTTTCCACCGCCAGCAGACAAATTCTTCTTTTGGCAGTAAAACTACGCATTTCACGCCTAAAGCACCTGCAAGGTGAGCCGTTCCCGTGTCAACAGTCACAATTCCCTTCATAGCTTTCATGTGTGATGCAGTTTGCACCCAGTTTTTCTTCCATCCATTGTTAGGAAGTGGGTGAAATAGGCCATCAGAGTTAGGATTTAGGCTATAAGCGTCATCACCGACCAATTCAGCCATGTGCCGATGGTCTATAGACTTGATGTAATACAAAGTTTGTTTAGATGCTTCCCAATTTACCCCAATTTTGGGTGGAATATTGCTAGGAATAGCGTGTAAATAGCCTTCTGAACCCACAATTTTGTTCCGTGTTACAGGAAACATAGACTTAACAATAGGGTGCATCAAGCTAATGTAATAAGGCAAGGACATTGAGCCAATCCAGTAGTCAGATTGGGTAGCCATACCTTCACTTAAATCGTTGCTAAACACATCTACAGCGTGAATTTGACCTAAAAGGTGGTGCAATGTGCCTTCTTGCAAAACAACGACCCTAGACGCTCCTAAAGCCTTTAAAGCTGGCAAAAACCTAGCAAACATGATGATGTCACCAAATCCCTGCTCCATCTGCACGGTGATCGATTTACCCATTAGGGGTTCACCTCTCCATACAGGCATTTTTAAAGCAGGGGCGTATGGCTGGGCTTGTTTGGCAATAATGTCAGGATGCCAGCGGTATTCAAATTCCCTAAATCCAGCTTCATACCTGCCAGCGTGTAGGTGCTCGTAAGCTAATTTATATTGGCTATCAGCGTCTAGTGCAGTAGTAGTAATAGTGAAACCTCATCGTCTAGTTCCTCTAGGCGTTTGGCTTCCATTACCCTCAATTGCTCTTGCATAAGAGCCTGTTGGTGTCTGATCGCTACCGCTTCAAGGATGTTATTCCGTTGTCTTTCAAGGTAGCTTATAGACCGTTGTAATTCTTGTGTATCGACTGACGGTATATCAGCTTTAACCTCTTGAATTGATTTTACTTTAGATTGCTTAACTTTTGCAACAGGCGTTGGATCAATCTGTTCTTTAAACGCTTTCTTACGATCTGCATTTGCGTCTTTGACTGATTGTTCTAGCTTACGCTGTCTTTCTGCTATCTTTGCGGATAGCTTGCGTAACCTCTTTAAATCGTCACCTGTCCAAGAAGCATCATCACCCCCAGCAAGATTATTGGTAGGAGTTGGTGCTACATAGACCTGAAATGCGTTATTTTGAAACGCATTAGCTTGGAAAGCTGTTGAAAACATTAGCCTACCAAAGCCTTTACTTCATCTTGTGTAAGACCCAATGCGGCTAGTTTAGCTAGTGCAGAAGCCTTTGTATTTGTTTCAGCAGTTTTTAATTCATCTAATTTAGTTTCTGCGGCAGATTTGTTATATGCAACTTCATTGCTTTGTTCATCGTAAGCTACATCATTGATAACAGAAACAACAGATGGATTAAGTGCGTAAATAGCATCATGTAAGGTAATCATGCGGCAATCTCCATAGCAGTTAATATAACAGCAGAACTTCCAGTTCCACTCCCATTTGGAAATCCAAAATAAACAGTTCCGCTTCCTGTTCTAAAATAAAGGGTATATGTTGTTGAAGATGTTGTTGCTGGAGAATCATAAACAACAAAATTTGCTGGAACAACAGTCCCACCACCACTAGCACTATAAAAACCACCAAATGTAGAAACGGATGTTCCAGTTGCTAAATTAATAGCACCCCTGTAAATAGTAAATGTTGGAGAGCCTGTTCCATTATCACTATAAATATTTCCATTTATTTGTAACCAAATTTTGCTTGTAGAAAATTTAGGGGTAATACTAATACTTGCACCAGTTGTTACCATGCTTGTAGATGTTGTGCTTGCACCGCTTGTGTAAAAAGTTGTGCTATTAACCACTTGCAATATCTGACCAGCACTAGCTTGAACTGTGCTGTTATTAAATGTAATTCCGTTTGTCCCATCAATATTCATTGACATTATGTATTCTCCGCAGGTTCAGGAGTGTTGCCTTCAGCCAGCCATTTTAGGTAGGCTTGGTAGTCTGTGTTGTCAGGGTCGAATGGAATGTAAGTTTTCCCTAAAAATACTCCAATAGGCTGTCCATCAGGATTGTTGTGTAATTTATACATAATTTATAGTTCCGCACTAAATGTAAAACCAGTTGCATTTGATGGGCCAAATAAATTTGCCGCTACTCCAGCAGTTCCACCTGATGACCAAGTTGCTGACATATTTATGTTATTTGTAGCAGTTTGTCCGTTTTGCATTGCCAATCCTGTTACTGTGTAATTGCTACCATTTGACAAATCTTGGACAGAAAATGTATTTAAAGTAATGCTAGGTGTTGAACGCATTGTTACTTTAAATGGATAACTAAATTGTGCTGAACCGCCAGTTCTGATGCCACCAATAATACATTCAGATTGACTTGTTATTCCATTTTGGAAATAGCGTTGGCATAACTGTAATTCAGTAGTGTATTGACGATACTCAAAACCAGTAGCAGAACTACCTACTTCTAGTTGAACACCAGTAATGTAGAAAGTTGCTCCGCTTGTTCCTACTACGGAAACTGCACTTGTGGCTGAAGCATAAAATGTTCCTGCCCAAGAATTAGCAGTTCCGCTATAAGTAGAACCTACACCAAGACCAAAAAAGACTTTTAACCCTGTGCCGTTTGTTGTTAGCCAAGTTCCACTTTGGTCGCCAGCAATAGTTACACTAATTTGTGTCCAAGTATTTGCTGAAGAAATAGTATAACTAAAAGGATAACTTCTATTTGATGCACTATTTAATAATGAACCGCCAAAAGTTCCAGTTAATGAACTACGCACCCAAAAGGATAAAGTAACAGTTTTTGCATTAGCTGAACCCCAATTTAAATCGGCAACATTAAATCCTTCTATATATTGAGTAAGAACAAAATAATCAGTAGAACCAATTGAAACCGCAGAAGCAGTTGTTAATCCAAGATAGTTAGTAAACCCTGCTGGTGGAGTTACAGAACCAGCATTTTGCTGGACTGTAAATTTATTTGATTGTGAAACTGAAAGTTGCCATCTATCTAAATTGTAACCATCAGCCGTTACTGCAGAACCAGCATTTCTTTGGTCAATAACCATTGCACCATTGATAATACGATTCTTCATAGATGAAGCATCACCAGCACCTAATATGCCACCGCTTGTAGAAGTCTGAATTACATCAGCGTTTACTGTTCCGTATGGCATTATGCTAATTCCTCATCAGTAGGTTTAGATAATGTAGGATGTTCCCATTTAGCAATGTAATCGCCTTTGCCGTCTGAATCGTTTTGCAAACGAATTGTGCCAGTTGGCATGAAATCATTGTCCGTTAAAGATGGGTAAATTGCTTTAATTTTGTCGTACAACATTACGCACTCCTGACCAAAACTGCTGAAAAAGTATTTGCAAAACTTGAGGTTTGTAAATTTATTGAACCACCAGTAAATTGTGTTATGTAGCCTTCAATATAATCTGTAGAACCATTCATGTAAATTAATGCAGTCATGCTTGCCCAATATGGATTTGCGGTACAAGTGTTTGGAAAATTACCATATTGATAAACAGAACCACTTTTAATAATGCTTGGTTGTGCATTACCAGTCATTGTATTTAAAGCAACATTTAATGTAACTTGATAATAGCCAGCCACTAAAGGGGTAAAACGATAATTTGTTGAATTATCGTAAGCAGAAGCAGTATCAAAATTTTCAATATTAAATTGAATTTTTGTTGCAGTATTATTTGAAATTGATTGACCACCATTTGCATAAGCACTAAATGCTGGCATATTACCGCTAACCATTACTGTGCCAGTAGCGGCTGGAAGTGTTGCTGTATTTGTTCCTGATACGGCTGGTGCGGCTAATGTAATAGCACCGCTTGTATCGCCTGAAATTACGACTGAACTCATAGAACCACCCACCTTTGACCTGAACTTACTGTAACTGATTGACCACTTGCTACTGTTATAGGGCCTACTGACATTGCATTAGAACCGCTAGGCAATGAATAACTTGCTGAAACAGTTGCAGAGTTTACTACTAAACCATTGCTTGCACTAACGATTGGGGCAGTTAGCGTAGAACTTGCAAAAGTTAAACTAGAAGATTGGTTTGGGGTTGTTGTTCCTTGACCATAAGGAATGTAACCTGAAGTATAGGTAAACGGTGATGCTTTAGCGTTAAATGTAGTCCAATCGGTGCTTGTCAAGTAGCCATTTACACTTCCTGTGGCAGCAGCCATACTAATAGCTGGGGTTGCACCGCCTGAAGATACTACTGGTGCTGTACCTGTAACGCTAGTAACCGTGCCTGAACCTTTATTGTTAAAAGTGTTCCAATCTGTAGAAGTTAAATAACCGTTTACCGATGTTGTAGCTGCTGGCATTGATATAGCAGGAGTATTGCCACCGCTAGAAACTACAGGACTTGTGCCAGTTACGCTAGTAACCGTGCCACCGCTAGATGGGCTGGTATTAGTTACTGTAAAATTAGGATAAGTGCCAGTAACGCTAATGCCTGTTCCACTAGCCAAAGCAACGGTTTGGTCAGGGGCAGTATTGGTTACAGTTACCGCACCAGTTGAACCGCTAACGCTAATACCTGTGCTTGCGGCTAATAAATTAACCACATTGGTAAGGCTTGCACCTGAACCTACAAAGCTGGTTGCTGTGATGGTTGTACCAGTAATAGCTAAAGGTGTTGTGCCACCAATAACCATGTTATTCATTGTTCCTGCGTTTGTAGGGGCAATTTCAATAGAACCTGAACCAGTAGGCTTCATGTGGACATGACCCGTACCAGTAGGGCTAATGTCAATTTGTGCGTTTGTACCATTTAAATTGGTAGAAACATTGATTGCCATGTTATCGCCACCACCAGCACCCATACTCATTTGGGTTGTGCCAGCAGAGTTTTTAAGTGCTAAACCAGCAGAATTAGTAGCTTGGACAATAGGGGTTGTTAGGCTTGTAGAAGCAGTAGCCGTAGTAAATGCACCTGTTGATGCGGTGGTAGCACCAATAGTCGTACCATTTATCGTACCACCCGTAACAACTACAGCGTTAGCATTTTGCGTAGACATAGTGCCAAAACCACTAATGTCTGTATTAGTTAAAACGACTGTACCTGTATATCCGTTGACAGAAGTTACTGCGTCTGTGTTATCTACTTTTTGCCAAACTGTGCCATTAAAAATAGCCCAATCGCCCACATTCCACGAAGTAATGCCATCAAGATTAGTGTTACCAGCCACGCTGACAACATAGTAGTAGCCCTTAGTACCAACGCCATTAGATAGCGTAGGCGTGTTAGTCGATGCGTTCCATGTACCTTGATAGCTAACTCCCCCTTGAATACTTGCAGGTATTTGTGATAACGGGACTGTTCCACCAGCATCTAGCGTAGCTACTCCAAGTGCGGCCGCTTTTTGCGTAGTAGGAATGTACCCTGTTACGGTAACGCCTGACATTGTTCCACCAGTAATCGCTACGGCATTAGCGTTTTGCTCTGCCATTGTGCCAAGACCAGTTAAGGTATGGTCACTATTCCAATCTGATGGTTGTACTAAAGTTGCATCCCCAGCATCAGCTATTAATGATGTCTTACTGTGCTTGACCGTTATAGCCATTATTGAACTCCAGCAATTTTACCGTCAGGGCCACGAATTACAGTCTTAGGCTGGCTAAGTTTATCTAGCAATGCCGCCAACATTTGTTGCAATTGTTGGTTGCTTAAGTGCATATTCTCAATAGCTGGTTGTAATGGGTGGTTTTTCATGTCGGAATATCCTAATTGGTCTTGCAAAATATTAGCCATGTGCACATTGTCAGCATAAGCTGTTTCACCAGTATCTAAACCTGAAGATATACGGGTTGTTTCAATTTTAGCCGCATTGTTTAGGTAAGCTAATAACAATTCCTTGTTATTGGTGCTATCCAGTTTAGTCTGCTCAAGCTGAAGTTCCATCTGCTTTTCTTCACGGTTACGCTGATCTTCCAGTTGGAACTTAAGCTGATTCTCTTGGGCTTGATACTCTTGTTTAGCCTTCTCAAGCTGAATCTGACCCTCAATCTTGGCTTGCTCAATCTGCTGTTGCATCTGCATCTTGGCTTGTTCCATCTGCTGTTCCATCTGTAACTTCTGCATTTCAGGTGATGGTGGCTTGGGTTGACCTTCTGCCGCTTTCATTTGTTGACGGAACTTGTCGGCAGTTTCATCAATTAGACCTTCAAGACCTTTACCAGCTTTAAACGCTGTAACGCCAAACTTTAGCATTTCAACAAGCATTGGTGTAAGTTCAGGACTAGCATTTGCCGCAGGTAGGGCTTGGCTTAAGAATCCACCCATAGCCTGTAAGAACTCCATGCGGTCTTGCTTCTCTTGCTGTTCATCCTGATAAATCATTGAATCGCTAGTAACTTCAATACGGAAGTTTTTAGCTGGTTCGTTCTTTAGGAGTTGTAATGCTTGCGGTATAAGCTGTTGATCCTGTGGGGATAATTGCATTGCACCACTAATCTTAACGATGGTGTCATCGGTAAAATGCTGGCAAATAATCTGTGCCTTGATACACAACAGAGATGTTGCAAAGTTCACTACATCGTGTTGCATAGTCTTTAAACGCCCTGAAGCGTTATTTGACTTAATGATCTGAGCACCTAGAGTTTCATTAGGATCGGTCTGACCACGCTGAATATCAGCAATACCCATGATTTCGTAGATTTGACCCTTGACCTGCTCCATAGCTTGGTAAGCCATGTTCAAACCTTCGGCAATTGGTTTAATGTCTACAAGGTTAATAGCCCCTACAAGTCCACCCTTTTCGCTAAATGCACCGTAGTTCTTAACTGGTAACAGGGCATTGTTCTCACCCTCAGAGAATAAACGGGCTAAGGATGGCTCAGAAGCGTCATATACGCCACGAACCTTGAGTGCTTGGATGAATCCATCAATACGGTCTGCCAGCGTGTCTAGCTGTCTTGCTTGGTCTTGGTATAAAACAAAGTCAGGAACAGGAATCAGGCTGTCAGTAGTTAGGGTAGAAAACATTGGCTTTGGGCACGGCCAAAAGTTCTCAAGTTGTAGCGGATCAGCACGGGTATCAAGAATCTTACCCATTGACTTGTTCAGCCAAATCACCTCACCCGTAGTCTTGTCCCAAATCTCATAGACAACGGCTTCAGATGCACCTTCGCCCATCTTTTCGTTAAATGTCTTGGATGTATCAGGTTTGGTATCTAGCGGAATCTTGCCGCCCAGTTCCTCACCAAAGCGTTCTACAAGGGCAGGTCTACCCATGTAGACTTTACGCCATACCGCTGTCACTTCTTCCCATGTACGGGCAACGGTCAAGCCAAAATCACGCCAATGGACATAATCTACTGGAGCACATTCGTATTCAATACGCTCTTGGTTCTCACGATGGATGCCGCCTTCGGTTTCAGCTTCGTCAATATCTTCGGTAACTTGAAAGCCATCATCGGGAGCACCCTCATCTTCACCGCCCATTTCACCAACAATGTGTGGCTCATAGCGAACCCAAGCTGTTCCACGACCACCCAATAAACGGTCTTGGACTGTCTGTTTCATGGCACTAGCGTAGTCACCATAATGCTCAATTTCATACTCTAAAGCCCGCTCTAGCATCATTGACGCTACACGACCAATAGGATCATTGTCACGGAATCTGCGGCTTACATCGGGGCGTGGTAATCGAGCGAATACAGCAGGGGTAATGGTTTGGACATTAGACCAAAGGATATTGAACTTGGCATTAGGATTGTTGCGACTGCGTTGGTCATCACGATACCGCTTAACAATCTTATCGGCTCGACCTTCCCATTCCTTAAATGTACGCTCATATTGGGCGATACAGTTATACCAATCTTCGTATGTGTGATCCATCTTTATATCCTGCGGTGGGTAATTTTAGGGGTTTCTTTCCACATCTCGTTCAGCGTGACATCCGTTTGCCCGACATGAAGTCCTTTAACTCTTGAATCTTTGAGGATAGGACTGTCCTCGTCTTTCCAAACAAGGCTGAGATAGCGGAAAGCGTCTGCCGAATGGCTTGTCCAATCGTGCTTTGGGCGATCCCTAAATACTTTTTTATCATCATCCCACTCTCGTTGATATTGTCGTAAACATTCAATGCCTTCTTCGCATCTATTATCAAACCAACAGCGAGTTAATGCAAGTCGTGTTGCTTGTATTCCGTCTTGAATTGACAGATTTGGAACGATTTTTAGATGTTTTATGTCGATTTTTGCAGAAAATTGTTCGATTATGCTCTTACCACCGCTTGCCATAGTTTTTGCCCGTGCGTCATGGGGTAGGTAATGAAAGCCATATTTGTATCCAAACTCATCTTCTTTTTGTTGCAATAATCCTGTGTAATACGGCACAGCTTGACCGTTGCTGGAGTGGTGATCTAACACCCGTATCTCACCGTATACCACCTGAAACCACCAAATGCTAGTGGAATCATTGAATCCTAAGTCCCAAGCAGTATGGCAAGGGAACATAGGGTCATAGTCAACCGTAGTAATACGCTCTAAATCGGTAATCCTACGCATTTCCTGACCATAGTAAGCACCAAGAATGGCAGCTTCAAATGAGCATAAGAACTCTTGTTCGTACTGGTTGGCAGACATGGTAGCTTGGGCATCAGCCAATTCAGCTATTGGTAATAACCCTGATACATCGGCTCTTAGCGTCTTAACATACCAATTAGAGTTCTTTTGGGCTTCGTTATAGATGTCATAGAACGCATTATGCCCTTTTGGAGTGCCAATAAAGGTAGCCCATCCTTGTCTATCAGTCAGTAAAGGCCTAACAATCTCACCCCACAGACGGGGTTTCATATCAGCGTATTCGTCTAAAACCACGCCATCAAGATAAAGACCACGCAAAGCGTCAGGGTTATCAGCACCAAACAATCTAATTTTTGCTCCGTTGACAAGTTCTACCCACAATTCTGATTGATTAGCCTTAACAATGGCTGGTTCTGCAAACTTTAAAAGGTAATCCCAAGCAATATTCTTAGCCTGTGCGTAATACGGTGCAATATAGGCATATCGGGCATTTTCTTTCTTTTCTGTGATGGCTCTACGGATCGTGTCTGCAATCGTGGCTACTGTCTTACCTGCTCTCCTGTGGCAAACCAGCACAGCCCAGCGTTGATCCCGTCTGTGGAAGTCAAGGAAAGCATCCCTAGCCTTATAGGGATATTCATACTTCTTTACTAATTCTTTCAATCTAGGAACTTATGCTCGTGGATTATCTTAACTGGCTCATCTTCAGGGCTAGTGTGTTCTGTCCTAGCTAGTTTAGGCACATGGTATTCAGCGACTTGCATAAAGCAATCAAACGCTACCTTTGGCCCTAACTTCTCGTTCATAGCGATCTCGTCAAGCCATTGTTGTAGTTTGTCTGCGTTACCATCCACGAACTTAGCGATCGCCTCTCTAGCGAGTGCTGTGGACTTATTGGGGCTACCTTTAGGCCTGCCCTTTGGATTATTTGTTTGTTGTTTAATGCTCATACCTTACCCAAGTGGTTGATTAAGATAAGTTAATTCTACCCTATTCTTGGGGCATTGACCAACGCATTTCACCTACTGGCGATATAAATGGGCTTTTACCTTGTGCTTGTCTGTAATTAGCCCATTGTTCTGCTTTGTTATACATAGCATCGGTAGGTTGTTGATTAGCTAGTAATACGGCTATATCTGCTTTATTCATAGCAGGGTTTATCAATGGGTATTGTCTGCCATTGTTGTCGGCAGAAATTTCAGTAGAAACTGATCCTTCTTGGTTTGGCAAATAACCATACCAGCCACTACCTTTAGGTACAGATACATCTTGTACGCTTTCAACATGGCGAAATCCATGCGGTGCTATACCTCTAAGGGCATTAGCCATTAATAACGGATTAATTGTGCCGTAATCAGCCATTACTTAACTTCTTTATCCAAGTCTTTAAGTTTATTAGCCAATGCTGCTCTACGCTCTAAACGCTCACGCTGTTGTTTTTCTAGCGTGGTTTCAGTATGAGGGCGTAACATTGCATCTTCTTTTTTGTATTTGCGGCTCATTGGGGTAGTTGGGATCATTTTTACCATTACATATCCTTCATCTTGGATTCAATTGTTTCTCTGCGTGTAGGTTTGGCAGTCTTGGCAGATTCTTTAAAGTCTTTAGCGGTTGGGGCATTTTTACTGCCAACCTTGTTCATCTTCTCGCCCGATCCAGCCTTGATCCGCTCTTGTTTAGCGTGAATATTAGCGTAAAGTCCGTTTTTCACGCTTTTTCTTCCACATACTTAGCGTAAGCATCTTCTAATTTGGCTTTACGCTCACCTTTGGCGTTTTCACGCTCAACATTTAAAGCAATGGCAGTAGCTTGGGCGGTGCTTTTACCAGCCTTTTTCTCTGCTTTAATGTTCTTGCCGACTGATGCGGCTGAACCTGATTTGTCTAATGGCATATTAACCTTTGAATTTTAATAAATAGATGGTTGTGTCAATCTCTTGGGCGATATTGTCAATCAATTGCACAATCTCTGAATCCATTGGCAGGTCTTGGCGAGCATCTTTAACAAACGCTTGCAAAGATTGTAGGTATGCCAGCGGCTCTTTAGGCTGGTGGTATGTGCTTGGGAACTGGGTAATCTGCCCGTATATGCCGAAATAACACTCGGCCAACTGATCGGTCAGATCGATAATATTTTCATAAAAATGGCCGAGTGTCTTGTGTTTAGCGTAGGACTTGGTAGCCCAATGGAAAAAGTGGGTGTTTGTGCCCGAATGTAGCAATGTTGCTAGAAATAATGCCATCGATTTTTCCATGAAACGCTCCTTTTAGTGTATTTTATAACACTTTTTTAATTATTCCTAACGCTCTTATTGCCGCATCTACACTATCTACACGGCTTACTGCACCACCTTTCCATTTGCCTAAAAAGTCTAGCTGGTCGGGAGTAAAACGGGCTTTGCTATCTCTTTTTATTTCCATCAAGAGTGTTTCGCCAGCATAACCAACAAGTAAATCAGGGCAACCGTGTTTCATTGCGGCAAGTGACACTACAGTAGCACCAGCTTCTCTTAATGCTTTAACAATCTCTTTATGATTTGTGTCTATTCTTGCGTATGTCATTGATTTTCAATTAAAATAGATTAGTATGAGCTAACTTTACCATTATAAAGGCTATAAATGGGCGGCTATTATTTAACGGATGAACAATTTATAGATGAATGGAACAAAATAGGCTCTCCACTATCTTTTGCCAAAATCCATGCAATGTCTGAAAGAGCAGTATATAACCGCAGACGGTCAATAGAAACAAGACTTCAAATACCCCTTCCTAGCTTTAAAGACCAAAGAGTAAACGATTACAAGAAAACAGAGCAGACAGTAGGGAATACCCGTAGGGGTATGGATTTAGAAAAAGGTCGCATTATTGTATTTTCTGACGCTCATTTTTGGCCTGACCAAACTACTACAGCGTTTAAAGCGTTGTTAGAAATGATTAAAGAATACAAGCCGACTGCCATTGTTTGTAACGGTGATGCACTAGATGGGGCTTCTATCAGTAGATTTCCTAGGGGTGATTGGGACAAAATACCAACGGTTAAAGAAGAACTTGAAGCCTGTCAATACTTTTTAGGTGAAATTGAAGCTGTAGCTAAGGGTGCTAAGTTGTATTGGCCGCTAGGTAATCATGATGCTAGGCTTGAAATGCGGATCATAGAGAACCTTCCAGCCTTTGAGGGTATGAGGGGCACAACTCTTAAAGAATACTTCCCTGCGTGGCTTCCTTGCTGGTCATTTTGGGTAAATGAAGATACTTGTATTAAGCACCGTTGGAAAGGTGGATTTAGTGCTGGTCGTGCCAATTCCCTTAATTCAGGGGTCAATATGATTACAGGGCATACGCACCATTTATCCTGTATGCCAGTAGGAGATTACAACGGAACACGCTGGGGGGTTCAGACTGGAACATTAGCCGATATACACGGTCAACAATTTGCTTACACAGAAGATACCCCTAAAGATTGGAATAGCGGTTTTGTTATGCTTTCCTTTGAAAGAAGCCGTCTTTTGCAGCCTGAAATGATTAGGGTTTGGGGAGAGGATGAAGTCGAATTTCGTGGGAAAATACACGCTGTATGAAGATTTCGCCAAAAAATCTTGAGGGTATTTACTTAACGCTTGCTAAGTGCTATCCGTTTACTAAATGGGATTTACCGCCCAGCGAATTATGTCGTTTTTTAGTTGTAGATGACCACACCGTTATGGCAACCTACGAATACGATGAATCTTTAGCAAGACCACATATATTTTGTATATCCAAAGCAAAATGCGGTCATTACGATACCGTCACTAGGTCTATGGCTCACGAAATGATCCATTGTTCCCGACATAAATCAGGCAAATGGAATCTGCACGATGCTACATTTAAGCGTAGAAAGATGCTTGTGGGCCAAGAACTAGGGTTTGACGGTCACGAACTGTAATTACTTACCAAACTTGTATAAGTCTTTCCAAGTAAACAATACGCAGTTATACCAAAACTCATAAGCTTGCTTGGTGCGGTCTGTTAATTCTTCATACTTTTTGTACTGCTCATCAAATGTAAACATAGCAATCTCCTATTAAATGTTGCGGTGCAATAATTATATAGGATTTCTGTGATAAGCGTCATTTGGATTAGCCGACATGGATTTTAATAAATCATCAATTGTGCTAAACCATTGAATTATTCTCATTCCATCGGCTTGGTAGATGGTAAAACTCATTTTGCCATGATGTAAAGACCGACATTAGAAAATGCGTAGCCTGTATATACAACTGCCATAGGCATATTGCCTTTAAATCCTTGTTCTAGCCCAATATATAGGTATATAAGCCCTGTAACAATAATTAGCCAGCTACTCACTTAATAAGACTTTCCGTTTTCTCCAAAAGCTGTTCTTCCGTGATTCCGTATTCTTGCTCGAAGCGTTTGCGACCCATTCCGTGAATACTGGTATTTGACCCTCTATGGTGAAAGGTACAGAGCGGTATAACTGGACTGCGGCTTCGTATGCCACCTCGTCTAATGTGATGCAGTTCTGCTGGCGTTCCCTCGTTGCCTTGATGCCTACATAATGAGCATCCCAGTTCAGCGATTTTTCGGTATTTTTCTTTTTCATGCTTAGTGGCCATTGATGTGATCTACGGTCATTTGTTCTAGCTTATCGCTATATTCTGCAATGTCTACGCTAATTTCAAGCATTTGGGTATAGTCTTTGCGGTTTAGGGCATCGTCATACATCTTGCAAAGTAATTTAAGGATTAAAAATTCTTCGGTGAGTTTTAACATCATTTTAATATCCGATCTTGATTACGGTTAGATACTTCTAGGGTCTGCCATGTGGAATGTCTAAGCCGTGCGGCTTCTAACTCCCACTTTAATTTTTCTGCGTTTTCAGTAGCCGTGCCAATTGCCTTGCATAAGTCTTGGTATTCTTGGCTGGCGTAGGCTTCACGCTCTTGAGCACCTATGGTTTGTTCGCCTGACTTTTTCATCATAATAGATTTTAATGAACTCTTGAAAGTTTCTAGCTGGGCTAATTCACCCTTAGCTTGACTAAATTTTCCTGCGTTTTCAAGGATAAAGTCTATACATTTATTGGGGTCTATCTCTCTCATTTTCCTAATCTCTTTTTAATTAACATTTTTATTTCCGCTTCGGTTTCGGGGTATTGTTGTATTAACTTAACCACCGCATCCCAGCCACGCTTCTTTGCTACACCAATATACCAATCTACAAGATACATTTCTTTTACTGCTTTAGGTCTGTGTATGATCCCGTGAATCATTCCCTTAAACGGGTCAGGCTTCAATTTGCTTTATCTTCTGAGCAATCCTAGACCGCCATGCCGCCCATGCTTCACCAGCATAAGCAGGGCAATTGACTTCTTGAGCCTTTCTAGCGGTAAGTTCTTCGCTGGAATACCACGGCAATTCAGGTTTCTTTAAAGGCTCAATGTCAAGTTCGTCATCATATCGCCCAGCCCGTAACCAACTTGCAGGATATGGTATGTAGTCTTTAGCGGTTTCTTTTATCTTCCAGTATTTAAGATGGCTAGGCAGGGCTTCTATGGCTTTTTCTTGCTCATCGGCAGTCATAGACTTCCAAGCCTTTTCAGCGTCTTTACGAGCCATTTTACGGGGATACAAACCATAAAAAAGAGCAAAGGTCATTGTGATTTCTCGTTTATTAGGCCACTCACTTGAGAAGCTATCTTGGTAATGTATTCAATGTCGTTTAAAGATAATTGACCAAGCAACTGCAATATCTTTATTACGGCAATGTCGTTATCTAAAGGCTGAGGTTTAACTAAAATTTCAATCATTTTTTAACTTTAGGCTTGGCGATAGCAGGTCTTTTACTTTTATCAGGTCTAACTTTGTATTCATCAATTGCTTGGGTAAGCAAAGCAACCATGCCCCATTGGACAAGGACTTCAAGTCCCTGTTTGTCAAAAATAACTTCAGCGTTGGCTGATCCATCTTTATTCTCTTTCAGTATCTTTACTTGTATCTTCATGGTTTGCAAACTTTAAAATAGGTTTATCAAGTGCCAGTTTAGCCAGTTCAATGTATCTATCGACTTCTAATCTATCTTCACCACCAATAGATGCTTGACTGTGTGCAATCGGTTTACCCATGTTGTCGTAATAGACTTCACGGATTTCAAAGTAATCCTCATAGGGGTTACTCATATTTACTAAGCGTAAGTTCCAAGTCATGTTTTTACCCAATAAAGAATGATAAACAAAAGGAACATTACCGCACCTAGTATGGCAAATATTCCAACAGAGAAAATTAACATTAAGTTTTCCATGTAAGAAAGTATATGTTAAGTGGGCTTAATAATATCTAATTATTTATAGGTGTTTTCCCTATGTGTTGTTTTTTTGCAATAGGTATCCCAAAGGTGATAGCACCCCATCCATTCAGGATGTGTCCCGAACTAATGCTCCCGAAGGTAGTGTTCATTCGATTACAAGGTTGTCTGTCACCATTGTCCTTGTATCTTGTGTAGTCGCCACTCAACGCTACGGGGCTTGCTG